ACAATTAAACCTTGGGGTAAAGCAACTGCTCCTAATGGTTATCTTTTATGTGATGGTTCAGCCGTATCAAGAACTACCTATGCTGATTTATTTACCGTCATAGGAACTACTTATGGCACAGGCGATAACTCAACAACTTTTAATGTGCCTGATCTTCAAGGTAAGTTTCCACAAGGTAAAAGTGGTACAACTAACTTAGCTACCACAGGTGGCGCTAATACAGTTACGGTTGCTGTCACTAACAACCAAGCTGCAACAAACGCTACAAACCAAACTGTTTCTATAACAGGTGATATTGCTAATACATCTTTAACAACTGCACAGATAGCTTCTCATGGTCATGGCATACCATTTGGTAACGTCGCAGGAGGTCCAGGTCCCAACTTTGCCAGAGTTGCATCGAGTTTCAACCCAGTAATAAGTGGTACCACTAATAACCAAGGCTCTGGCACAGGCCACAACCATACACATACTTTATCTGGAACATTAACAGGTAACATTACAACAAGTTTAACTGGATCAGTTACAGCATCAGGTACAAATTCTTTTTCACCGTTTGTAATTGTTCAATATATTATAAAGCATTAGGAGATAAAAATGGCTACACAAATAGTAATCGCAAACGGAGATTCAATTTTGATAGATGATAGTTATTTAATAACTTGGGCTGACAAAGGAAAAAATTGGGTAGATGGGTGGTGTCCTAATACTATACATTATGTTATTTGGAATAATTTACCTGGACAAAATGAAATACAAACAAAAGATGCCTCAACTGGTATGATGGCAGGAAACACCAATTTAAATGCTACAAGTGATGCAGTCGGATCTACAACTATCGCTGATTTATTAACTTGGGCAGAAACTAGGAAAACTCAAATAACTACAGCGCAAAACGATTATAACACTGCTTATTCAACTGCTGAAACTAATTGGGTAAATGCTGGTAATTCAGCAGATAATTTTTTAGAGAGTAATTCTGACACGGCGAGTTTCTGGGATTGGTCAAAAACTTGGAAAGATTACGACTCTAATTATTCGTAGAGCATACCTCTAAACTGTAGAACTCTTCTTTTTTTAGGACCTGTAACAGCACAAACTTTGTGATACACTTTATTTTTTATTGCTACCATTGAATTTCTTACAGGGCTGACACACAAGGGTAATCCTCTGCCTGTATCTATTAGAGTTTCTCCACCCCAATTTTCATTCCATTCATCATGAATATACAAAGAATAATTTAAAGAGTAAGAAACATCATCATGCCAATTAATACCTGCATATTTATCGTACTCATAATATGATAAGGATAAAAATATTTTTTTACTAAAAGGCAACCATTCACACCCCATAATTATATCTAAAACATTTTTAAAAATTATATCAACATACTCATATTTTTCGTTTTCATAAACAGCTAAACGACTTATGTTTCTTACTTCCTCCATAGTTTTGTTATTATAATTGTCTTTATGTAATTCTTTTTGCCAATCTTTGTGGTTAGTAAGAGTTTTTGAATTTGTTTTGTTATTTTTTATATTTAAATAATTATATGAAGTTACTTTATCAAAAAGATTATTTGGTAATACATCATTTAAAATTAAAGCTTTATCATCTATATTTCCATACAGATTCATTAATGTATCCATGTAATTACAGCGTGACGATCACCATTTTTTACAGGCGTAACAGCATGGGGAAAACAAAAATTACTTGGAAAAACAACTGCACTACCAGTCTTTGGAGGTACTTTGTATTCTCCACCAAAAAAAACAAAATCACCACCATCATAATTATCATTTAAAATAAATGAACAAGTTAATACCCTAGGATAAAGATCAGCGTGATCTACATGTTCTTTGTATTCATTCTCTTGTGTTCCGATATAAATTAAATGTTGATAGCCTGTATCTTCAACAGTCATTCCAGTTTCAAAATTTTTGTGATCTTTTTTATACATGAGCAGCATCCGCCCTACAGCTTCATACAAATCTGTATTAAATTTTTTATCTAACCAATCAATGTAACAATTTCTTAAATTAGTCTTTCCTATTGTTGTGGCTTTTTCAAAATCAATATTTTCAGAATTATCGATTATTTTTTTACAAAGATCTTTGTCTAAAATGTCTTCATAACAATGTATATAATCAATTAAATTTAACATTACTTATAACTTTTTTTACTCCAAAACATTTTTTTATATCTGTCCATCCATTTGCTATTTAACAAATCTAATGTGAGTTGATGTTTTTTTTCTTTATAAAAACCAGACCACATTTTCCATGATTCACGTTTGTATGGAATAACCTGAACCATGGGTTCACCTTTTTTTATTAAAAATTGCTTATCTCTTTTATTTAAAATAAAGGGAAAATTTATAACATTTATATAAACATCTGTGTCTACTACTCCTGCTATGATATCAAATCTATCTTCTAACCTATTCATAGGTTTTACAAATAAACAACTATAACCTGGAGGTGTTTTAATAAGCCATTTATTTACAAATTTGCCAGCGTTTTCTCCAGCTGTTTTTTTCCATTCCTCTGGTAGTTGTGTTACATTATGAAAACCAAAATCATTTTGTTCTCTGTTAGCAGGTGTTACAGAAAAATCGTTTTCTACTGGGTCAACTAAATAATCTTGATCAAAAGGTATGATATAACCCATAGTTAATGAGTCTAAGAATGGCACACATGTTTTAACGGTATGACTGTGTAAATTATCATCTCTAAATCTTTTTAATTTCTTATATTCTTCAGGTATAAATCTTGATGCAGGTTTTGGATGAGGCCAAACATTAGCCATATTTTTATCTGTTGCAACAAAAGTAATTTTTTTATCAAACATGTTAATTTATTTTTTCTATTAAATTAAATGACATTGATCTTCTTACCTTACCTTTTATTTTTGTTTTAAACGGGTAAACCGTGTGCGGTTGATTAGCTTGAAATAAATAAAAATCACCAACTTGTGGATCACACCAAAATAATTTTCTATCAAAACCTAAAAAACAAAGTTGTCCGTCATGAAATTTATGTTTGTGTTTAGCGTCATTAACAAATTCTGGCACTTTTAAAAAAAGCACACAAGACCAACCATCATTACTAGGGCCATTGTGTACGTGAACAGGGTTGTATTCGCTTTCTTTCATGTCATTAACCCAACAACTTTTAATGTGCGTTCTAATTTGTGGTTTTTCTATGATGCCAAAATTATTTAATGTCATCATATAATCTTGAATAAAAAAATTAATTTTTTTAAAAATTTTTAATTTTGGTAGAAAATCAAGAATACTTAATTCAGTATTTATTCTACCTGCTAAATGCTTACTGTCGCTATATAAATTTTTTTTATTTTTATCATATTCTTGGTTAAGTTCATCCACCATATCTAAAGGAACTTCATATTTTTTAATAATTTGACCGTCTACTAATGTTTTCATAATTTTTTATTTCTCCATAATAATTGTATTTTTCGTCATATTCTCCTTTATAATTTTGCAAAAAGCAATTAGTAGAATATCTTACACCTTTTTCTATTTTGTTAACTTCGTGAACCCAATAGAAATCTGCTGGAAAAATTAATGCCTCACCTTTTTTTAATTTAAATTTTTTCTTATTTCCCCAAAAGCCAAAATCTCCTCCTTCATAATCATCATTAAGATTAATAGTGCAGCTACCATAAATACCTTCACCATAATCTGTATGAGGATGTATTTGCGATCCCTCTTCATATTTTAATAGTCTATATTTGTGAGGATATAAAAGAGACAATCTTCTATTAACATGAAACATTTTAAAATCATCAATATAATCATGAAAATAATTTACCATCTGTTTTACTTTACTATGAACTAAATCACACGCTTTACTATCTTCTACAAGTGTTTGTGCTAAAAAACTTGATGTTTGTTCTAAACCCGTAAAAGCATTAGCACATTGTTCTAAATATGTTTTTGATTTATGAGAGTTGTATGTGTCTACTAAAAAGTCACACTCTTCATCAGTCAATAATTTTTCTTTCTTAAAAATCAAATTTTCTAAATTTATCATTCTTTTTTCTATCTCATGTTATACCATAAACTCGATGTCAAGAAAACAATTTTAAAAAATTCTGTTGCAGACGCAAAAAATATGCTTACATTAGATTCTCACCAAAATTAACAATCACAGGAGATAAATATGAGCGAACAAGACTATTTAAAAGCTATTGCTGTCCTTGCTGACAAGGTGAGCAAATACCACGAACGATTACTTGCAGTTGAAAGAGACTTTGAACGTCACATGAAAGATGCTGCTAATCACTGTCCAGACGACTGTGAGTGTAGAAAGTCTAATTAAAAAATGCTGCAATTGAATACCTCCACTCGCCACTTTGTTGAAGTGCGTGTAGTGGAGAATGTTTTGTTTTTGAATCAAAAAAAATCGCTTTGTTTTCTCTAAAACCTATCGCTGCATCTAAAAATTCTTTTTCTACAAAAAAACCAGTTCCACTGTATATAGAATTATTACCAGCAATATAAATTAAACATTGATGCGTAACATTTTCTGTTAAATCAGTATGTGGTCTTAAAGCATCTTTTGCACCCACCATTGTAAAATGTATTGCATCAAACCTATTAATTTTAAAATTAAAGTGTTGATTAATTTTATTCTTTATTAAATTACCTATTTCGCTATCTGTTTCTACATCTCTCTGATGCCAATAAGATCCCTTATAATGTCCTCTTTTGTACGAGTTTGGAGGGTTATATTCTATATTTAAAAGTTGCTGTTTTAATTTTAAGTGATCATTTTCGTCAAAAAAATTATTTTTTATCGCATAATCAAACACTATTCTTTTGGCGTTTGACCTAACATATCTTTTAGAGATGGAGCAAAAACTTTAACATCCCGTCTAATTTTTTCAACAGTGGTTGAAGTGTTTGGATCGTCAATGTCTGCTTGCATAGCTTCTTCTGACTCATATTCTTGACCTGTTTCTGTATTAGTGATTGTCGTTTCTGTTTTGACATTATACTTTGGAACAGTTCTTCCGTCTTCTAGAGTAACTGTACCTATTTGTTCTGCGTTTTTAATTATCGGCATTTTCTCTCCAATTTATATTAAAACTTAAAATAACTCTATCTTCTTTAGAATTATTATATTTA